AGCAGATTACGAATGCGTGTGAGAAGGTCCTGATCAATGGCGACGATATTCTATATCGTGCTTCGATCGACGAGACCATCCGCCACGCGGCGAACGGCAAAGCGGTCGGACTTTCGATGTCGGTTGGCAAAACGTACGCACATAAACGGTATGCTAATGTCAACTCGACCTCAATCGACTACGTGATGGGAGGCGATCATCCGGGCACTCCGTGCCAGATTGACTTCCTCAACACGGGTCTCTTCTTCGGTCAGCACAAGGTCATGGGGCGTGTCGGCGCAGAGGTCGAGGAGGGTTCTAAATCCTCAGCGACGTCTGTGATCGACGCGTTCCTCGCCGGTGCTCTACCGGGGCGACAGGCTGAGCTTCTGGGAGATTATCTCAAACAGAATGCTCCGGCTATTCGCGAGGAGACACGTGGTCGCAACCTTTTTATCGCCAAATCTCTCGGCGGTATGGGGGTGCGGCTTCCGGTCGGTTTTCGATTGAGAGCGACTGTCGGCCAGATGCAGCTTGCAGGCATGCTGCTCTGTCTAACGGACCATCCGATGGTCGCTATCCAGCCGTACGATAGAAAGGTCTATCGCACCGCTGCTTCCAAGATCGAACCTTGGATTCCAATGCTTAGTTCAGCAAAGGAATTGCGTGAGTTAACGAATAAGTTCCGTCGAGCATATCAACGTATTCGTAATGTTACGATACTTGAACTCGGTATTACTTCGTCCTCACGCTGGTCTTGGAGGGACAACAGTTCCACTCATTAGACGATCCGTCGACGTCTCGGAAAGACGTTAAACTTGTCCATGGGGTCTTTGCCTCATTGCCCAAAACGGTGGTCACCGCAGACCTTAATACTTCCGTACTAAGCGAAGCACAGTTGGGTACTAAGATCCTCGGATCGGCCAATCTTCGCGGAATGTCGAACGACTGCACGGGTAAACCCTGTTGGCACAGGTGGATAATGAGATGCGCAAGCATCGGCCACTCCAATAGAGCAGCAAATGATGTACAGTCTCTCCAGTAGATGGGAGGGATCCCATACCACATCTACAAATGCGCCGAACACGCGCCTCGAACGGCTCCACTTCCGGAAAAGGTGGATCGAAGGCGAAGCCCGCCCCCGCAGCACAGCGGGTTAACAAAGCACCGGTTGCGGAATCGTTCAGTGAACGAAACCGTCAACCCGCGATCTCGCAGCGTCACGACTCTATCCGAGTGCGACACCGCGAGTTCCTTTGGGACATTGCGGGATCGATTGAATTCGCATATGATCAGTTTGCGGTCAATCCAGGAATGGCCGAGACCTTCCCGTGGCTGTCGGCGATCGCCAACCGCTACGAATCCTACCGTTTTCACAAGCTTCGCTTCGTCTACGAACCTGCCACCTCTACGGCTACCTCCGGTACCGTGATGATGGCGTGTGACTACGACGCGAGCGACTTGGGACCCAACACGAAGACTGTGATGATGGCGTATGAAAACGCCCAACGCAGTGCCCCGTGGTCCCGTTGTGAAAACGTCTCCGATGTCCAGGACATGAGAAAGGTTCCGACGTACTACGTACGTTCTGGTGCCGTGGC